CTAAATGTCGCAAATGCAAAGGAGTCTTAAAGGGGGACAACTGGCTAAATTTTGAGTTTTTCCTAGCAACAGAACTTTCAAAGACAGTAAGTGAACTCAGAACACAGTTAACAGATGAAGAGTTCATATACTTTGCTGCATATTATGAACTAAAAAACGAAAGAGAAAAAAAACAGGCAGATGCAATAAGACGTAAATCGAGATATAGTTAAGGAAGTTATTGTTTAGTCGTGGCAGTTTCAAATGTAGAGCTAAGAGTTGGAGCTACGCAAGCGATTACAGCATTAAAGAAGGTAAATACACAGGCACAAAAATTTAATCAAACTGTCAACGGAACAAACAGCAAACTTAAAGACGCTAACAAAGGGCTGCCCATACTTGGCAAAGGTTTTTTTGGTGCTAGTAAAGGTGCAAGTGCGGCATCTTTAAGCTTTAAGGCTGCCGCTGCAAGTCTTGGCACTTTGCTTTTACCCTTAACTGCTGGTATAACTGCTGTTGCTGCGTTTGGAAAAGTATTTAGTACTTTGGCTGCACAAGATTTTGCTAGTGCAAAGATTAAGACATTAGGGGTAGATGCTGATGCTTTAGTTCCTAAGCTGTCAACATTATCAAATGAACTAAGTGGACAAGTCTCACAGCTTGATTTGCTATCAGCGTCTTATGATGTGGCATCTGCTGGTTTTGGAGAAGTTACACAACTAACGGATGTTTTAAAGGCATCACAATTAGGTGCAACTGGTGGATTTTCTGAATTAGCTACTGTTGCTGATGCAACCACCTCTGTTCTTAATGCTTATGGATTAAGTTCCGATCAAGCAGCTAGATTAGTTGACGGATTTATACAGACACAGAATGACGGTAAAATTGTTGTTGACCAATACGCACAGCAGATAGGTCGTCTTGCACCTATAGCCGCTGGAGCTGGTGTAGGAATAGATGAACTTAATGCGGCAATATCTACTGTTACTGCAACTGGTGTTCCTGTTGAATCTACCTTTGCTGGATTACGACAGGTCATTGCATCAATACAAAAACCGACCAGTGAAGCTGCAAAGGCGGCTGAAAAGCTTGGAATAGATTTCAGTGCTACTGCACTTAGCACAAAAGGTTTAGGCGGTGTTTTACAAGAGGTTGTTGATAAAGGAGGAGCTAGTGAAGAAACACTTGCTCTGTTATTTGGATCTGTTGAAGCAAGAACAGCAGTTCTACCTTTGCTCAATGACCAACTTGTCTCATTCAATCAGAACTTAGAAAATCAGGCCAATGCTCAAGGCAATGCTGCTAGGGCTGCTTTTACAGCATCAAATACTATCAATGGGCAGTTAAAAAGATTAGGTTCAGCATTTACAAATCTAGCTGGAGAGGGTTCAGAGTTTGGTGTAATTATCAGAGAAACACTTAAAGTTGCCGCAGTTACTGTTGAAGCATTAGGAGTTGCATTTAAACTTGTTCTTACACCAGTAAGAGCTATTTTTGCTGCTGTCGGTGAAGTTGGAAAAGCTATTGCTGAGGCAATAGGTATAGATGCAACCAACGTGGTATTTGATCTAGAACAGAGTTGGATTGCAGTAAAAGAAGGAGTGACTAATTTTTCAAATGCTATTGTAGATGTCGGAAGAACTGTTGGAACTATTGTTGGAAGAATAATAAAAGCTGTCATAGGTGCATTTAATAAAGTCACAGAATTTATTGATAATCAGCCAATTTTAAAATTTTTGTTTGGTCGTTTAGAACTCCCCACAATAAAATTAAATGTTGATACGAATTTAGATTCAGTAAACCAATTAAAAGAAGGAATTGAAGGTACAAATACAGCCACAAATAATATAAAGAATGATGTTATCAAAACTAATGAAACAATACCAAAAGTTACTGAAGGTGTAGGAAAATTAAATAAAAAAGTAGATGAAACAAACGAAGCGACAGATGGCATAAAATCTAAATTTGAAGAAATTGGGGATAGTATAGGAACAGGAATTTCTGATGCTTTGGTTGCTGCCATCAATGGTACAAAATCATTATGCGAATCAGCTAGAAATATTCTTAATGACTTGTCAAATACTTTTCTTAGGTTAGGTATTAATACATTATTAAAAGGTTTTTTCCCAAATTTAGGTATCTTTAAAAATCTTGATTCTTTTGCTACTGGTGGCAGACCACCTGTAGGCCGTCCTTCACTCGTAGGCGAGAAAGGCCCAGAACTTTTTGTTCCTAACTCTGCTGGTAAAATTATTCCCAACAATCAAATAGGTGGTGGAGTAGTCAACAATATAAATATTTCTGTGGATGCGACTGGTAGTAATGTAGAAGGAGATGAAGCTGGAGCTGAACAGTTAGGCAAAGCTATCTCACAAGCGATTCAAGCTGAATTACTAAAGCAAAAAAGACAAGGAGGGTTATTGTATAGTTAATGGCTAACTTACCGAACAAAGCTGATACTTCTGCATTTGTTCCTATCTATGGGACAACAAAAAGAAACGCACCAAACACAAAAATTGTTAAATTTGGCGATGGATATGAACACCGTATTACTTATGGTCTAAATCAAAATGCAAAAATATTTAATTTGACTTTTGAAGAAAGTGAAGCTGATATTGGTACTTTGACTGATTTTTTTGACGACAGAGCAGTTGATGGAGCAAACTTTGCTTATCAAGTACCGACAGAAAGTTCAATGAATTTTGTTGTTGATGGAGGATATACAAAAAGTATAAATATTAACGGCAGAGCAAGAGTGCAAGTTACATTTAGACAAGTATTCGAGCCAGCTTCATAATGCCAGTTCCAGTATCCAGTCTACAATCTGTAAATCCTAGCCCGATTATAGAATTATTTGAACTTACATTAGATCCTGTTTTACATGGAACTACATCTATTCAAGATCCCGATGGCAATAATATTACAACTATAAGATTTCATAACAACACTAAAGATAAAACAACACAAGAAAGCATAGTTTGGAACGGCAATACATATTATCGTATGCCTATAGAGGCAACTGGTTTTAAAGAAGATCCTAAACAACTACCAAGACCCACACTAACAATTAGTAATCTCGCCATCATTGCATTAAATATTGGTAATATGTCTAATGTCCTAAATGCAGTAAATCAAGTAACTTTTGCAAATGATCTAGTGGGTGCAAAATTAAAAAGAAGAAGAACACTAGCTGAATTTTTACCGAATAGTAATTTTACAGGTAACAGTAATCCTTACGGTACACCTGATGGTAATATGGAATTTAGAATTGACGAGTTTGAGATTGCTAGAAAATCATTAGAGACAAGAGATGTTGTTTCTTTTGAATTAGCTGCAACTGTTGACTCTATTAACGAAAAATTGCCAAAAAGACAATTTTTACCAGTCGAGTTTGCTGGAATCGGAGATTTTTATAATTGATTTACTGGAAAAAAAAAGTAATAGAAGATGCCTTGAAAGAAAGTCCTAGAGAAATCTGTGGGTTGCTAGTAAATATAAAGGGTAAATTAGTCTATAAAAAATGTAGAAATCTAGCACAGATTCCAGCAGATCAATTTATTTTAAGTCCAACTGACTATGCTGAAATAGAAGATAAATATGGTAATGAAGCAATAGAAGGTATAGTTCACTCACATCCAACAACAAGTCCTTTAGCTAGTCCAGCAGATAGAGTTTGTGCAGCAAGAACAAACAAACACTGGTATATAGTCAACCCACATACAGAAGAGTGGTTTGATTTTGTTCCAAAAGAATACAAACAATCTTTATTAGGAAGGACATGGACATGGCAATACACAAACTGTTGGCAACTTGTTAGAGAATTTTATAAGGCAGAATTAAATATTAATCTTATTGACTTTGATAAACCTGACGATCCAGAAGATTTTGCTTTCAATCCTACATTTGAAGATTGTTATGAGAAAGGAGGATTCAGAGCTTTAGAAGATGATGAACCTTTACAGTTATATGATTGTCCTTTAATGAATTTCTCTGGCGAAAAATTAAATCATATTGCAGTTTTATGTGAAAATAATATGTTGCTACACCACCCACAAGGCAGATTGTCGTGCAAAGAAGAGTACAATAGGTATTATAGAAGCATTACAGGCAAGATTATTAGGTATGTTGGATTGCCCTCGTAAAATTAAATTATATGGGGACTTAGCTGACTTTGTAGGTGTTAAGGAGATAGAAACTCAAGTTCATACAGTAGCAGATGCGGTCAAATGTTTAATTGGCAATCATATAACTGTAAAGGTTCATCATCTTCTAAAGCTCTGAATCCTCCTTTCTCATAACAATCTTCAAATGTAGGAT